GTACCAGCAGTACCACCAGTTGCGTCAAAAGTAATCGCAATATAGTAATATCCACCAGGATCTGTACTATCACCAGCTAATTCCCAAAGTTTTTGAGAACCAGTGTTCAAGTCAGCAGCTTCAAAACGAACATCTGTCATTCCAGCAGCATCAGCTACTGAAGTAGCAAAAGCATCTTCGTCTTTAACTGTACCATCAGTTTTGTATATACCAACATTGAATGTACACGAACCACCGAATGTGTCTGAGCCAATAAATAATTGTGGCACAGCAGCATTACTAGGAATAGGTGCTAACATAACAATGTCGTTATCTGTACTATCACCAGCAGCAAGTTCTACCGATCCATGTGCAGTTCTAACAACACCTGCTAATTCAGCAGCATTATTAAGAACTGGTGGAGTCGCTTCGAAGTTTGATACCAGGTCTGTATTTTTAGTTGTCATAATTATATCCTCCTATTACTATTATGATTCTGTACATTGTACTTCAAGAACTTTAGCTTCTTCCATACGAGTTGCACCAATGCTCATGCAGTAGTACACTTGAGTAGCATAAGATTTATCACTTCTTTCGTCTATACGAGCATTAACATCTTTGCCAATACCTAAAGCGATTCCATCTTGTGCAAAAGCTATACATGATCTAGTTGTGCTAGATAATGAAAGTCTGTTTGATACAATGAAATTAAAACCAAGGAACGAGTTTACTTCACCATTTGCCAATGCTTTGACAGTGTTGAAGTCAGAACTTGTAACCTCAGTTGTTCCTAAAAGATCAGTGATCTGCTTCGGAGACACGATTATGTGTCTAGGAATTGAAGGATCTACATCACCTAAATCAAAAGTCTGTTTTGCAGTTCTTAATTTAGCAATCGTTAAACCAGTAGAGCCATGAGCTATAGCTGATTGTGCTGATGTACTTGTTGATCCTGTTTCACCTGTGTACGCAGTACCAAGTGCAGCAGTTATGATCACATCATCTATTGCTCTTCCCATTGCCATAGCAGCAGCTTGAGCATAAGATGAAGTTGGATCTATTAAGAGTCTAACTTTGTCTTGTTGATCTATTAAATCAGCAAATTCATAATCCGCAAGAGACACTCTTCTTCTCGCATGAGGTGTGTCTATTTGTGGAGTGTCTGAATGTCTGCTAGTTTTTTCAACAGCAGTTACTGAGCCAACTTGGTCAAAAAAAGCATTTTTTCCAACCACAGATTCAACTCTGACTTTGTCTCTTAATAACGATCCCATTTGTTGAGATAGCATTTGTACATTAGCAGAATACTGCTGTACAAAAGCTGTAGTTATATTTGATGACATATTTGTCTCTCCATATTATTGTTAGTTAAAATAATCAGAAAGGTTCTCCACTAAATAATAGTAGGCATCTCTTGGATTTTAAGTCTTTTAGACTAGAGTCTATTCCTTTTTGTCAATAAGGTTCTTTCGAATTGTCTTACCATTTATCCACTTATAATAAATATCTGCGGTTGGCAAGGGATTATTTTTCTGTTGTTCAGAACCTGTCTCCTTAATCAACCGCAATATTTCTAATCTAATTTCTTTATCGTTTAGATTGTTACTTGGCATTTAACATTTCTCTTAATGTATAGACTTGTTGTACCATTTTATCGTGATCTGGATGACCTTTATTCCAGTATGGATTACTTCTATCATTAACAATAGAAGATATTTCTTCTTCAATATTACTAACCGATTGTGCATTTTCGCTTTCTGTTGCAACAATTTTATCTTCTTGCATCATACCTGCTATCTTTGCAAAACCTTTTATAATCTCTGGATGATCTCCAAGTCTTGTACCATTTGATAAAGTCATATCTAAAACTTCTGGATTAATATTAGCTTTTGCTAATGCACCAGCTTGTTTAACTTTACCTTCAAAGTCTCTACCCCACTCTTGTCTTAACTGTTGTTCAGCTTGAGCTTGAGCAGTTTCAGTATCAATCTTTGATTGTTGTGCAGTACCTTCCATATTATTTTTATAAAACTCTAAGATACCTTGAGCTTGTTTATTATTTAAACCTAGCTTATGTGATTGCTCTGCAAATTGTTTTATTGCATTTTCATCTAAATTTACTACTTCAGATTTTGCATCTAAAGAATATTTATCAGCAGATTCTGGTCTACCAAGTTTAGTATAAACCTCATCCCAATGTTCTTCTGTAGAATTATTAGTTGGGATAACAAGTTTATCTTGACCAATCATTTTGACTGCATTGATATAAGATTTTGCTAAAGCATCTGCTTCAGTAAACTTTTCAATATTTGGATCGTTTCTATATTGTTCACTTATAGAATCTTTCCAAGTTGATTGAGTTGTTGTTTGTGTTGTTTGTGGTGCAGGAGTATCTGCTCCTTTAACTGCAACTTGTGTGGCAGTTGGTGTAGGTGTCTCTGTTTCTGTAGTTGTCTTTTGTTCTACAGGCACAGTTTCCTGTGTTATCTGTTCGCTTGACATAGTTATTTACCTTTTTCATTTTCCTTTTGCAGCATTGATTTAATAAATAGAAGAACGCTGCGTTGTCCTTCCATGTATGCACTCTCATGACTATCACCTTTTACATTAGTGGTAGAATGATAATGACATCTTTTTTCAAGATCAGCTAAGACTTCTTTGCCTTCGTCTGTATTGAATATGTATTTATAATTTGTTTTTAATTTTGTTATTAACTTTTCTAATTGTTTATTTTCTTCCATACTATTCCACATCAGCATTTGCTACAGCTCTTGCTTCGTCTGGCAATGCTTTTGCTAGTGGTGCTACATCTCCTCCTGCTTTAGCAACTTGTTGTAGTTGTTGCATCTGTTGCATTTCTTGTTGTTGTTGTTGTGCTTGTTGTCTTTCTGCATTTACTTCACTTTGTGATTTTAATATTTTTTGTGGCACACCAACAATGTCTGCCAAGTGTTTTACAAGGTTATCAAAATTAATATAATCAAATACTGGTGCTACATTTGCAAGTGATCCTAATATTTCTACTGTTCTTATAATGGATTGTAGCTCTGTAGATTTTTGTGCTTTAGCAAGTGGAGAAACATATTCTATTTCTATATCTCTACCTGATAAAAACTCTGGAGCTGGTGGTAACATATTGTTACGAAGTAATATTGCAAACACTCTATCAATTAATGGTTTTAATAATTCAGATTGTAATCTACCTAATACAGGTCCTAGTAATCTCATCTTCTCTTCGTTTCTTTGTATGACTTCTGTTGCTGTCATTTGTGGACCTTGTTGCATCATTAATTGATTTACATAGAACACAGCTCTAATACTATCTCTTCTTTGCTCTTCCATATTTAAACCTAGTGGATTGTTTGCACCAATGTTTAATGGTTCAATTCTATCTCTTGTACCTGATCTATAAAAATTTAATCCACCTGGTACAGTTCTAACTGGTAATAAAAATCCATCATCAGGAACTAATAGTGGTGGGTCTACTTGTTTCTGTGCAGCTTTAATAGTTGTCTTTGACATTTCATTTAACATCTTGACATCTGGCAATGCTGTCATTGCAGGTGATCTTCCATAAATTTCATTTGATGCTTTTAAATATCTTGGTACAACAAAAGGAAACTCTCTAAATCCAGATACAGATAATTCATTACCATTTTTAAATTCAATATACACAGATTCAAATGGCATATTAGCTTTATCTTTTTTGTTAGGATTAAAATCTGCTCTTGGATAAACTGCGTGTAATATTTCTATTTCTTCGTATGGATCTTTTTTTGCTTTAGTTTGAACATCTGCTGACACACTTTCGCCAAACTTTTGAATTGCAGCTCTAGCAGATATTTTAAATTTTCTATAAATAGTATCTATTCTACCTTTATCATTTTCTGCAATAAACACTTCATTGATATGCCTTGTTGAAAATTTTATAATGTCATCATTATCTTCTTCAATAAACATTGCTGCTGTACCAAATGTTATAAGGTCATGGTACAATTCAAATATTTCTTGTTGAAAGTTTGATCTATTAAATGCTGTATACATTGCGTCTGTAGATGAC